GCCATTATTCCGCAACATGCTTGGAAAGTCCCTGAACTTGAGATGACTTTTGTGCGTAAAGATCCAACATCCGTTGGCGCTAATTTTACATGCTTCTTGTCTCAATCTCAGAGCGTTCCCATTCCGAATACAGATTTTTGCTTAGTTTGGGTCCCTAATGGCGGTGATTGGAAGGATTTACGTCCCTACTTTCCCACTGGAAGGCTTTCTCAGGCGTTTGCTACTCTTGTCTACAAAGACAAATTAGGTAAGCGCGTGGATGGCCCAACTACAGCACTCTATGGAACTCGTTCCACCGGTGCATGTGCAAATTTCTTTGGATGTTCATACATTCTGCCTTTTAAAACCTTTCGCGGTCTTTGTATGGCTCCTTTAGTTTCTCAGACAAAGGGACCCATGATCGCTGGTTTTCATATTGGTGGAGTGGAGGATTCTGCACAAGGTTGTGCGGGGTTTCTTACAATTCAGGAACTTGATTTAGCTATTCAACAACTTTCCCAAAAGAATAGTGTGTTGTTGGCTAAGAGTTCTGGAACAGTAAAGCCTCTACTGTATGACGTTCAATGGTTCCAATCTGATGCTATTCATCCTAAGAGTCCACTTAATTTTTTACCACCTGGTACGAATTGTGAGCTATATGGATCGTGCATTGGTAGAGCCAAGTATTTTTCTGAAGTGGTATCATTGCCTATATCTTCAACTGTGGCTGAGATTATGGGTGTCCCCCCTTTGTGGGGGAAACCCAAATTTTCAACTGCAGCATGGCGAGAGTCTTTATTGTATTCTTGCAATCCTTCTAAAGGTATTGAACCTGTGCTATTGGACAAGGCCTATTGTGATTATGCGAATCAAATAGACACTATTCTTTTGGATCCCAGGTGGAAATCCTTAGTTGAAGATACTAAACCGCTTACCCAAATGCAAACTGTGTGTGGCATTGATGGTAAACGTTTTATTGACAAGATGCCATCCAACACTTCAGTGGGTTTTCCATTGTCAGGCCCCAAATCGAAATATTTGGAATTGCTGGATCCACTAGATTTTCCAACACAATCCTGTCCCGCTTTGCTTGATTCCCGGTTTTGGGATGAATGGATGGAATGTGAAAAGAAATATTTAGATGGACAACGTGCCTATCCTGTTTTTAAAGCTTGTCTCAAAGATGAGCCCACGAAGTTGGATAAGGATAAGGTGCGAGTATTTCAAGCATCCCCAATTGCTTTGCAACTGGGGGTACGTAAATATTTCTTACCCTTAGCTCGTATATTATCACTTTTTCCCTTAGCTTCTGAATGTGCTGTGGGCATTAATGCCCAAGGCCCTGAGTGGCATCAATTGATGACTCATATAGGGAAGTATGGTGAAAATAATACGTTGGCAGGGGATTATAGTAAATATGATTTGCGGATGCCGGCTCAATTGGTCTTAGTAGCATTTCGTGTTCTGATTCATATGGCTCAACGCTGTGGATACACTGAATACGATATTATTATAATGACTGGTATTGCCACGGACATTTGTTATCCTCTGATGGCTTACAATGGCGATTTGATACAACACCATGGTTCTAACCCCTCAGGGCAGAATCTCACCGTGTATATCAATTGTATTGTGAATTCATTACTGTTTCGTTGTGGCGCAATTTCCATATTGGGCCCTAAATTTACTAAATTTTCGGAAATTTGTGCATTAGTTACTTATGGAGATGATGCGGATAGTACTGTTCATTCAGACTTTCCAGAATTTAACCATTTATCTTATGCCGCTTTCCTTGATGCGCGTGGTATGAAATTTACGATGCCAGACAAAAGTAGTGTTCCTACTCCTTATATGTCTCGAGTTGCATCGCATTTTCTTAAGCGCGAATCTAAATTATTGGGAGATACAAAATGCTTATGTGGAGCTTTAGAAGAATCTTCAATCTTCAAGAGCCTACATTGCGTTTTGCGGTCTTCCGCCGTGACTACTGCCGAACAATCCATATCTAATATTAGTGGGGCTGCGAGAGAATTTTTCTTTCACGGACCTGAAATATATGAATATCGTCGACAACAGCTTATTGCTGTGGCAGATAGGCACAATTTTCTACCGTTATGTCCTGATCTTCAATTAACATTTGAAGATCGGTTGACTAAGTGGAAAGAGCAATATGCTCAGGACCTGAAATGTCTATAAACTTATGATAAACCGTCTGATGGAACGGCATGTGCAAACCCCATCTATGTATTATTGGTTACCTATATTATGTAAAGTTCATATAGTTGTATATATTTTATTTGCTTGATACATAAAGACACACCCCCCGTGGTGTACCCCTATTTAGGGGAGTACATAGTCTGTACAAAAAACTACATATTTAATGTGTAAATAAGTGTGTACATATTTTCTTACCTTTCACTTACTATGAACATGAATATATCAAGAGGTTCCGAACAACACCTCGAACAAAATGTTCGGTTTAGTGACCAGACGGCAGATTGGTCCTATACAGTCCCCAGTAACCCTGATCGGACTTTCGAAGCTGCCGAAACTCAAGATGCAACATTAGCTGAATTTTTCTCACGACCAGTGCGTATCCATACGTTTGCTTGGGAGGTTGGAACATCTGTGTTCGAATATATTGATCCGTGGGTATTGTTTTTCCATAACTTGCGCGTTATTAACCGTATAAATAATTATAACTTATTGAGAGCTAAATTGCATGTTAAGATAGTTCTAAATGGAAATGGTTTTTATTATGGTAGGATCCTGGCATCTTATTTGCCAAGGCCCAATAATATATTCGGATCTCCTTTACCGCGTGCATTGGTGCCACAGGATTTGGTTAAGATGTCTCAATTGCCGCATGTGTATTTAGACCCAACCACCTCTCAAGGTGGTGACTTGGACTTGCCTTTCTTTACGCCCTATAACGCGATCAGTATTCCTGGCGATGATTTTGCGCAAATGGGTGTTTTGGTCTTTAAGGACATCAACCCTCTGGCACATGCAAACAATGGTACTACGGGCGTTACAGTCTCAGTATTTTGCTGGGCCACTGACGTGAAGTTGTCTATTCCCACTTCGACGCGGAATGCATCTATTTCTGCTCAAATGGGTGATGAATATGCCACTGGACCAGTGTCTCGACCAGCTGCTGCAATAGCTCGGGCTGCGGGTGCTTTAGCCAAAATTCCCGCAATAGCTCCGTATGCTAAAGCAACTCAAATGGCTGCTGGGGCAGTTGGAGGTGTCGCGTCGATTTTTGGATATTCTCGCCCTACGCAAGTTGAGCAGTCGAAGTCTGTTAAGCCGGAGTATGTCGGTGTACTTGCAAATGCAAATGTACCTGATAATGCGACTAAACTGACACTAGATTGTAAGCAAGAGGTCACTGTAGATCCACGTGTTGTTGGACTTGATTCCGCCGATGAAATGACTATATTATCATTAGCCAAACGTGAGTCATATCTGGCAAGTTTTACATGGTCTGCTAGTCAAGCTCCTGATACGCTACTTTATACTAAGTATATCACTCCAATGTCATATGCAATGTATCCAATAACTGTGTACCCCCAAGAACAAGTGGAACACCACCTTACACCTGTAGCTTTTGCTGCTTTGCCATTTTCATATTGGCGAGGCACATTGAAGTTTCGGTTTCAAGTGGTAGCTTCTGCTTTTCACAAAGGGAGGTTCAAGGTTGTGCAGGATCCTTATTTGCTGCAAACAGCATCATTAAGTGAATACAATGTGAATTATAGCTATGTAGCTGATATAGCGAGTGATCGCGATTTCACCCTGGAATTTGGTTGGTCTCAAAGGCAATCTTGGTTACCAATTCAGAACCTAGTCCAGGCTGATGCTTCATCACCTACAGGATATCAGGGTATTTTAACGACCCCAGCTCCTTGGGTTGGCGCAAATGGACTATTCGCAATAGTTGTAGTAAATGAGTTAGCGTCTACAACCTCAGTACCGACTGATGTGCAGATAAATGTGTTTGTGTCTGCGTCAGATGATTTTGAGGTTTGTGTACCGTCTTGTTTCAATCTTTCTATGCTATCCCATTCTCCTGGTTTAGGTACTGGTGGCGGTCCTGGGAAGGCAGAATTTGTAGCACAGATGGGTGATACAGCAGATCCTGTGGATACCTCTACGGAATCAGCTCCTGTGTCCGAAGTAACGTCCGATTGCCTAGCTCCACGTCTGAACATTGATAACACACTTGATGTGTTTTTCGGTGATCCAGTCGTTTCATTTAGGCAGTGTCTTAAGCGGTATGAATTATCGCGTACATGGCAACCTTTTATACATGTAAATTCCAGTTTTCAATTATTGAGTTATGTACTTCCAGATGTTCCTATTTACCCAGGAGCAGTAGGAGGTGCTATTGATCAAGCGAATACTAGCACGGGGCCTACCCCTTGGAATTATACAAAAAACACTCTGTTGAATTATCTTCTACCAGCATATGCTGCCCGGCGGGGTGGATTGCGGTGGAAGTATCATTTTCATGGGTGTTCCAATGTTCCAGCTAGTATGAGCGTTACTAAAGCAGGTGAAGGTTTAGGGTATTCTAAGTCCCTAGTGCCTGTTTTTGATCAGACGCAAGACTATGTCAATAGTAATACTATGGCTCAATTGGTAAATGAGTTTTATCCCCATACGTGGTGTGCTACACATGTTACTGATGTGCGCAACAATCCCACTTTGGAAGTTGAAATTCCATTTTACCCGAATTTACGGTTTTTTGAATGCCGTGATACAAACGTTACAAGTACTAATAGACCATCAACTACAGGTTATCATTCTTTGCGTGCCCATTACAAGGTACTTTTAGATGACGACCCGTCTATTTCAGCTTATGTTTCAATAGCAGAAGATTTTAATCTATTCTTCTTCTGCGGATGCCCTCCAGTTTTTACTGTGACATCTCCTTCAGGTTATGTTCCTGAATAAATAATTTATTTAACCTTTAGAAAAAGAAGAACTTACCCCATGAGTTAATATAGTGGGGGCCCAATCCTAGGGGTTATAATGTTAGGAACCCAGTTCATGGGTTATTTTGAACACGTAAAATCCTGCGTAATATGGATAATCTCGTCGGTGATTGGCGAGTGGGGTTTCGATCCCGGGAACAAGATGATCTTGTGTGCCGTTTTAATATTGATTTTAAATTTAAAGTTTTTTGAGGGACGGTGGTCTCTTTTTCTTTAAATAAAAATCACAATTTTATATGGCAGATTCCTAACTGTAAAATGTTGGCGTGGCAAAGAAGTTTAAATTCTCAGCACAGCCACGTCATGAATCACTAGTGC